GCGCCGGGGTCGGCCCCTTCGGTTATCTGCTCCCATGGCTCGCCAAGCTGCGTGTTGATGAAGGCCTGCAGCTTGGCGCTGTCCTGCTGGGCGATATGGAACTGCTGCGCCAGGTGCAGCCAGCTCGGCCCAAGGCCAATTGAGCAATAGACGGAGCTCCAGCCATAGCTGCGCTTGGTGGATGCCGGATTTCCCGCTACCCAGCGACCGCCCTCCAGCATCTGCGGCTTCTGGTATTCGTATATTTCAGCTGCGCAGACCTTGCACAGATACCATGCCTGCGTCAGCTCCTTGTTCCACTTGATGCCGTAGCCCTTATCCCTGCCGCCCCACTCCAGCGACTGGAATTCTCCGCAGTGCGGGCACGGCACATGGTAGCGGCGCTGGTCGCCTTCCAGGTAGGCGCGCCATATCAGGCTCTTGTCTTTTACCGTAGGCGTGCTGATCTTGCAGCGGATCGCGCGCGCAAATGCCTTGGTGCGCCCATCCGCCAGCGTCTCCACATCCCCTTCGTCCCCGACCTCGGATGGGAACCGGTCGAAATCGTCCAGGATGATGATGCGCACCGATTTCTGCGCGTAGCTGTTCGGTGAGTTGCCGCCGGCAAGGAACAGCACACCGCCGGGGAAATCGATCAGGTCCTGCCGGTTGGCAGCGTCACGGCTGCGCACGCCGCCGAGCAGCTCCTTTATCACGGCGGTATCCTGCAGCAGCGGGTTGAGCTTCTGCGTCTTCCATGAGTCGCGGCTTTCCAGCGTCGGCAGCATCACCATCATCGGGCATGGCGCATGGTCCATGGAATAGCCGATGATATTCACCGTGGCTTCCGATGCGCCGTACTGCGACGGCTTCATGATGGTGATATCCGAGACCTTGCTGTTCGCCGAAAAGCAATCCATGATCTCGCGCATCAGCGGAGTGCGGCTGGTGCGGTAGCGCCCGCGCTCGCCGGCCTGCTTGCCTGACAGCTCGCGGTGCGTATCTGCCCACTCTGACACAGACAGCGACTTGCGCGGTGCTGCCGCGCCCCAGAATACATTGAGGCAGTGGCCAACGGAACGCTGCAGCTGTACCTGACCGTTCATTTACCCTCGTCTTTTTGCAGCTGGCTGCGCTGCTTCTCTATCGTGTCGCCCAGGCTCACCAGCACATTGCGGCATTGGTCGCCCAGCGTCAGGTGGCAACCGTCGAGCGTGGAGATCGGCGCGACCAGCGGAGCGACCTGGTCAGGAAACACGTCCAGCAGCCCCCTGACCGTGGCGCCGATGAATTTCATCGCGGCATCCACGTCTTCGCGGGCGATCACGTTGCCCGCCTTCAGGTCTCTATCCATCTCGTCCTGGTCTGCCTTGGCCTGCGCGCTCCTGGATTCCGCCAGCGCCTTCATGCGGCTGGCGGTCCTGATCTCGTCCAGCTCGGGCGTGCTGACGGGGCTATGGCGAGACTCTGCGTGGCGCTTTGCGACATCGCCACGATTGCCCTTGGTCTGGTCGATGAGCTCCAGCGACTCCTTTACCCGCACCAGGTCACCGTCGAATACCAGGCGCCCGGTTTTTTTCAGGCGCGAGACATAGCTAGGCGACCAGCCCTGCGATTCAGCAAACTCTTTTTTTGTGGCCAGGTTACTTGCCAATTCAATTTCTCCTATAAAATCAATGCTGTTCCATACCTTAAGCAGCTGTTCCAGCAGTATGGAACAGGTTTTTACCTTTATAATCAGTGCTGTTCCATATGTTCCATGTGTTCCATATTTAAAATACGCGCGCGAGATACACACATGCGTGTTCAATAATTCGCCATCACTCGCGTACGCGCGATAAGGTATGGAACACATGGAACATATGGAACAGCAGCGTGGCTATTGGCTGTATGTGTTCCATACTGCTGGAACACGGCTGCACATATGGAACAGCTAGCCCGTACCCGATACCTCCTCAGTAACCATTGTCATCACTTCTCCCGGCGCTCTTGAACGCTTCGATACACTCTGTCAGCCAGCGCGGCTGCTCGACATCGGGCGCCCGCGCAGAGCCGCTTATCTGCAGCAAATCATCCGGCGGTATCACTACGCGCTCAGGCTTGGTCTTGCCAACGAAACTGGTGTTGGTATAGATGCGCAGCCTGGTGGCGGTCCAGCCCGTCATATTCCTGATCATGCCGAGGAACATATTCGAGGCACGCGGTCGTGACTCTCCATTCTGCTTGCACCACTTGATATAGGCGTCGTACAGGTCCATGGACATGCAGGCGGTGACCGGCCAGATCGTATCGCCTTCCACCCATTCCTTGATGAACCTGCGGTCGCTGGACAGCGACAGTGAAATCAAATCACGCTTGGCCTCCGTCATCGGTGGTCGGCTGTGACGACCAAAATCGCCCAGCGGTATATTGAGCAGGAAGTCATACAGGGCAGCCACACCGCCGTTGTCACGCTCATCCAGCACCTCGATGTAGTGCTCTTCCGGCAGGCACGGCGGCGTATAGATCACCAGGTGCCGGCGATCGTCATTTTCCACCGGCAGCGGCATGTCCTCATTCGACAGGAACGCGATGTTCATCTGGTTTTTTTGCTCGTAGGCCGCAATGTTCTTGGGGTTGATGCGCACCGTTTCGCCGGAAACCAGCTCCTTCAGCTCGTTCTTGATGTTCCACTTGTCGGCACTGGTGGCCACTTCTTCCGCCAGAATGAAGAGCTTGCTGTCAGACCAGTCGGAATTGAACTTGTCTTCTATGGCGCGGTTGCCGATGACGGTCGCATAGCGGCCATAGATGGCGGCCAGCGTCCTGAATATAAGGGATTTGCCGGTGCCCTGCGGGCCATGCAGGATGAGCGCGGATGCCATCTTGGCGCCAGGATGCTGCAGCGGGTAAGCCATCCATTTGAGCACCCACATGAAGATCTCGCGGCTGTTGGCTTCATTGCCGCACAGGTGCTCCAGCGTCTGCAGTATTTTCTTGCACTCGCCTTTGACCGGCTGCATATCCCAGCCCTGCCAGGTATTCAGTTTGACGTTTGTGTCCTTGCCCGACGGATCGAACCCGACCTGGTCCAGGTAATAGGCGCCACGCGACTGCCATTCCGGATGACGCTTGACATCATCCCCGCGTACCCCGGCTGGCAGCAGCGCGAGCATCTGGTCCTTATGGGCGACCTTGTTGGTCCAGCAGTCGAACATGTATTTTCCGGTGCCGTCATCCAGCGGCACGAAGCGCGCCACGGCATCATCCAGCGACATCACGGAGACCGCAGCGCGCCTGCCATTCCCCCCGCCCCCGTCTTGCAAGGGTTCGCTGCGGAAAATGGCCGAGTCGCGCCACTCAAGAAAATCCAGCTTTGCGTTAATCTGATCTGCCAAGGGGAGGCTTGACCCGCTCAATATGGCCAGGTCATTAAAGTCCGTGAGTTTTTTACCGCCGCGCAGGTCGCCGTCCGGCCCTGTGAAGTCCGGTTTGACCCATGACGAGTGCTCGAACTCGGCATGCGCCGCGACCGCCGCCGATACTCCGGGATTCCCGTCTGTCAGGTAATCGTCATCGGCGCAGAACAGCAGCCGCAGTTTGGGGTTCTTTTTCCTGATGATCCTGGCGGCCTTGGCCAGGTTGTTTGCGCTGAAGGCATAGGCGACGCTCTGCCCGCTGGCTTCATGCAGGCTGGCGCCGGTGGCAAAGCCCTCTGTGATCAGCATGACGCCGGATCGACGCACCGGGCCTATGACGCCGAAGGTGCCACCCATGGCCATGCCGGACGGCCAGAATTCCTTGTCGCGCTCCAGCTTCTGTTTGCGCGGGTGCCCGGCGGGGTAGACGAACTGTATGCCGCAGACATTACCGTGCTCATCGTGCATCGGCACCACCAGCGCCCCGATGGCCTGGTGCAGCCGGTACTGGTTCGACTCGTCTAGCCTGTCCAGCCGCATGCCATCGGTGGCCACCAGGACGCGGGTGCCGTGCGGCTGTATCCGCTTCCTGGTTAAATACTCATGCTCTGTGCATGGCTCGCACTTGCTCCAGACGGTGGCAGCCCAGGCGGCGGCGACCTTCGCCTCCTGCTTGCGCACCTCGGCGACCTTTTTGGCCGCCTCCTTCTGCGCGACCTTGATCGCCTGTTTCTCCTCGGCGCTGAGTGCCGGCAGATTGCCTTTCTTGGCGGGCATCTCCACCTTGGTATAGCCATCATCGCTGCCGCGCCAGATGCCGAAGCAGCCCACGACATAGGTGTTGCCTGCCTGGGATGTCCATTCCTTCAGCCTGGACCACCCGCGCCGCTCCCGCGTCTCGCCCTCCACTTTCCAGCGCTGGATTTGCGCATCAAAAAACAGGTCCTTATCCAGCAGCAGCCCGGCTGATTTCAGCTGGCTGACTACGTCATCATAATTGACCGCGTTACTCATGCAGCACCCAGCTCGCCACGGCGCAGATGGCGCCGCCGATGACGACCAGCAGCACACCGAAAAGCCCGATGGTGCCAGCGACGCCCCACCTGATTGCGCGGTTCAGGTTTTTCAAAACGCCGTCCTCACCGCTTCATCCATGGCCTTGCGGAACTCGGCATCGAATTGGGTATCCACCACACGCCGCACAATGCGGTCCATATTGATGCGCTGGCGGTACCTGGGCTTGGCAATCACAATCAGAATCGGCTTCACGCCGGAGCCGGCGCGCATCCATACCCCGCGCGGCAGCTTGCCGCCACGCGACCAGAACATGCCGCCGGACTTTTTGACATTGGCCTTGCTGCGCGCGCTTGTGCTCGACCAGGAATACGGGTCGAGGCCGGCACGCAGCTGGCTCAAAATCTGCTGGATCTGCCCGCGGCTCATGTTGCCGTACTGGTCCAGCTTGGCCGCCGCACCAGGCGCGACGAACTCGCCCTCCGAAATCAGCCCTGCCCTGCTGAGTGCTTTCTCCAGGCGCTTGCGGATGCGGGTGCCGCCTGCGTATTGATGGCCAAGAATCTCCGCCAGGGAATTCGGGTTGCCGCCGAAGATGCTGTCTTTCAGGAATACCCGCGCTTCCAGCTTCTGCTTGGTGGCTGGCTTGATGTAGAGCGACTTCAATGTGTACGGCGTCGGCCGGTCGAACTTCTTCTTCATCTCGCCCACCACCGCCGCCTGCGCCAGCTGCGCGGTCTTGGTCAGCGCCTTGGCCGTGGCGAACGGCACCTGCTTGCGGAACCTGGTGTTCAGCAGCGCGATGGTCTCGCCGATATTGTGCTTAATGCCGATGGTGATCATTGTTCCCCGTCAAATCCGTACTGATTTCACTATGCCAGGCAGCCATACCCTAGCGGCAATTCGGGCTTCGCATTACCCGTGATGCGTACCAGCCCAGAAGGACCCGCTGCACTGGCTTGATGTGGTTGACGCTTGTTTCGTTTCACTTTGTTCCTCATCTGCATTTGCAACACCATCAATAATGGGGTGCGGGGCTAGAGGGTGCGGTGTCTGTGGTCATAGTCATCACGGCAGTCGGTGTCGCAGAAGCGCAGGCCTTGGCCCAGCGGGTTGCCACAGTTGAAACAGCGACCATTGGCAGCAAGCGCAGGGGTGGCGATGGCCACCCGATACAGGGCGGCGCTCAGCAGCAGCTCTGCCCTGTCGTTGGCCTGGTCGATGACGTCCGTCATGAGGGGTATGCCCGCCGGCCAGCGGTGTTTTTAACCGGCGCGGCGGGGTCAAGCGGAGGAATAAAATGAACAGGCAATCTGCTGCCTGGTACGATTAGTTTTGAGCGCATCGCACCACAGCGCTGGTTGGTAGCGAGGTTGATCATGTGCTTGCCCGTGACCGTGCCAGCATGGCCATGCCGGTCTCAAGCGCTTTAGTCCCCTTCTCGATGATCTCAAGCGCCCTGTCCTCTTGATCGGCCTGGCTTATGGGACTGATTGAATACTCACATTGCTGACTCCACCAATCGTAGCCAGCGTGAAAGCCAGCCTGCTTGGCCTTGCGGAATAGATAGATGATCTGTGAATAGGACAGCTTCTCGGAACGCTCCGGATTGAGGCAGTCCAATAGGGCTTTGTGTGCCTGCTCCGTGGTCTTGTGTGCCTCCGGCCATAACATGGGGCCGACTATTTTTGCCCCGCCAAGCGCCTGCACACAGGCCGTCAGTGCTGATTCCGGGCCTTCATAAAATGGCATCTCGTTCTGCATTAACGCCTCCCTTGCGAAAAATGGGGAACGCAACCTTCCATGCTAGTATTAAATTTCTCACGTTCAATACTCAACATGAAAGGAGCGCTCCATGACTAACCCTGTCCGCGTTACCGGCATGGTCTGGTACCACCCCGAAGATTACGACGCCATCCGCAGGATCATGGCCGATGGCGATAAGCTCCCCAGAACATTCAGTGAATGGCTGCTTAAAGCCGAGACTGGCGAGCAAAAGCTGCGAAGCGATGGGCATACCATCGTGCGCGCCTATATCGACCCCAAAACGTTTGCCGATTGGTGCAGGTCTCGCGGCCTGGATATCAATGCCCATGCACGTATGCAATACGCCAACCTTGTTGCGTATGAAACTCACGGCACAACCCATTGAAAATCCGTTCTGCATTTACATCCCCTTACGAAAAATTCGGAAGTCTTCGGAAAGACTATTTCCAACGAAAAAAATATAGTGTCGGCATGAAATCAAGTCACAAGCTGCTTGCCGAGCATTGCCAACAATCGAGCTTTTGTTACTTTTCCGGAGGTCAGGCGCTCTATGGTTTCAGCGTAATTGGTCTCGCCGGTATATTCAGTGCGGGGCAGACGCTCGGCGTCTTCCCACTTACGCACGGCCTGGTAGCTCACCTTTAATTCGGTCGCCAAATTCTGCAAACCGATCAACTCTCTTGCTTCTGTAATTGGATTGGATTCCATGATGTCCGATAATTTACAACTGAAAGTTATAAAATGTCAACAACTGATTAGTGTATCTAAAAATATTACTATTGGTTGCATGACAAACAATAATTACAGGGATGCGTTCAAAGACAGACTTAATGAGCTCTGCGACGATGCTGGAGTGCCGCCCAAGGGAAAAAACAGGCAAGCCATCGTTGGCAAGATGTTCGGGGTTTCCCAGGAGGCAGCCAGAAAATGGCTGGAGGGTGAGTCGGTTCCCAGCCAAGAGCGAATATATGAAATATGCAAGAAGTGGGACGTCAGTTATGAATGGGTAATGTCTGGCAGGGGTCAAAAACGCATTAGCTATGGGGTCGCTGCTAACACTCCAGAAGCGCACGCGTTAAAGATAATGCAGGACATGACGCCAGCGGAGAAATTACGTGCGGTAAAAATTCTTGCTGCGGCTGCGCAACCAACCAAAGACGGTACCAACTAACAATGTGATATATTTGCAAATCCAGTTGAAATTCAATTTCGATTAAGGGGTAAAAATGGGCTTTTTCGGCCACCACTCAGAACGTTATATCTGCACCAATTGCGGTGTGATCGATGATTTCAAGCGCAAGGTCAGCGGATCCTTCATCGTAGAGGTCTTTTTGCTTTTCATCGGGGTATTGCTGGCAGCCACGGCACATTGGGCTTTTATCCTGCTGCCGATTGGGTACACGCTTTGGCGCATCACCTCCGGACGCACTGTATGTGTGTCTTGCGATTCAACCAACAAAGTGCCGGTGGTCTCGCCGGCTGGCAAACAGCTGCTTGAAAAATACCACCAGGATACTGAGTAGCTTAATTGTTTTATTTCTACTGGCCGGTTGTGGCCATCAATCGATTGTCAAAACGCCGAGAGATCCGGCTAACCGCGCGGCCTTCATGCACACACATCCCTGCCCTGCCACCAATAAAAACCGTGGCGCCTGCCCCGGATGGGTGGTGGATCATATCAAGCCGCTGGCATGTGGCGGCGCGGACGATGCCAGCAACATGCAGTGGCAGACGGTGGAGGACGGCAAGGCCAAGGACAAATGGGAAAGGAAGGGATGCTGATCATGGATAATGATGAAGACCTATATAAAGCAATGGCAGCATTTCTGATGTGCTTTGGCCAAGGGCTTCCGGTAGCCCTTAAACAACAGATTCGTGACCATGCTTATGCGCTGGCCGATGACATTGAGCGTGGCGGTGAACCCACTGTTGCCAAGATGGCCAGAGGCTTTGCCGACGCACTCGTGACCGAACCGCCCATGCACTAAGAAAAACAACAGACTTAAAATTTAACATATAGCCTCCATTGAGCCCGCCTCGAGCGGGTTTTTTGTTGCCCGTTTCCGGCAATTTGAAAAATAATATCATAAATATAACTTTCAGTTGTTGACATTAAACAACCATTAGTTATATTCTACTCTCCACTTACTCAATTTTGGTGAGACGAAACGATGCAAACCACCTACGAACCAACAACCGCAGAACTGCAGGACGCGTGGAAGTGCACCGGGCTATGGCGGCGTGGCCACACCTTCGAGAAAGACATCCAGGTGCCGGTGATATTGCAGACGCTGCGCATGGGCATCATCGCCAGGCACAAATCACACACGCTGCCGGAACAGGCAGCCCTGCCACTGGGGGCCGTATGAACAACCTATTGATCCACCCCGCCATGAAGGCGGGCGACGTAAAGGCGCTGCTACAGTCACTCGGGCTGCGGCTGGTGTCCAGGGACAGCAACATCGTGCAGCTGCGCGCCGAGCAGGAAAAACGCCGGCTGGCCAATAGTAAACCAGCACCGGTGATTCGACTGGCTCATCAACCGGAGGTCGCATGAGCAAAAATACAGGCGGTTCAGCTTTTCCAATAGTTTACGACTTCGGGCGTGAGGAACGTGGTTGCGAGCCAGGCATGACGCTCAGGGACTACTTCGTCGCCCACGCACCGGCAGACCCTCAACACTGGTTTATCCCAACCATGCCAACGTCACGCCCAGTTCCGGTGTGGGTGGCTGATGTTGGCGGAAAGGAATACGCATCACATTTAGACGCGGAAAGGGCATGTGGCGACTGCTTTTGTAACAAGAACCAGCAAGCTATCGACGAGTGGGATTCGGAGTTTGGCAAACAGCGGTTCATCCAATGGCCAGGAGCGTGGGCTGATGAAATGATTAAGGAGCGGCAAAAATGAGCAAACAACTACATACGCAGGAGCCTTGGATCGTCAACCATCAAACCGCATCTGACCATTCTTGGGATATTGTTAAGCCTGATACACCAAATGGGGTGCTAATCGCCACGCTAGGCGCTGGCATTGATGAAAATTCAACTCAAGCCCACAACGCCCGGCGCATCGTTGCTTGCGTGAATGCCTGTGCCGGCATGGATACGGAAGAGATCGAAGACATCCTGAATGCCAATGGCTTTGGTGTGGTGATGCAATATTTAGAAAAGACAGCCAAGCAACGTGATGCCCTCCTGCAGATGCTCAAATCAATCCGGACAAAGGTAACCGCAGCAGACAAGAATATCTGGCCCGACATTGATGCGCTGATTGCGCAAGTGGAGGCCGCATGACCTGTGAAATCGCCCTGGTGGCAGTCAAGATATTCGGCGCGGCGCTTTTGTTCCTGGCGCTGGCGCACCTGGTGGACTGGCTGTCCTGTTATTTCTCAAAAAAGAAGGACGACCTGGAAGGGGAAGACTATGGTGCATGACATCATAAAACGCTTGAAACGCCTGTGGCACGGCACGATAGAAGAAGCCGAGCTCAATTTATATCACCTGTCGCCGCCGTCAGCCGAGGCCAGCGCAAAGCGCGCGCGCCGGGTCAGGCAGTTGATCAGGCGCATGGGCGGCAAATACCTCAATGTGGCCTTCAAAAAAGCACCGGAGCCGGTTGCCAAGAATGTCACCAGCATACGGAAGGCCGGCTGATGACAGGCCAGGACAAAATACTGGAGCTTCTTAAGGGCAGCAGCCGGCTCACGCCGGTGCGGGGCAAGCTGCTCGGTGAAAGGTGCGGCATGACCACGCAGGCGCTGGACGACACCCTGTTTTCCATGCTCGGCAAAAAGCTGATCGAAAAGGATTTCGCTACGCTGGATGGCATCACCCAGCAGGTGTTCTGGTTGCCCGGCAGCGCAGACGTGATCCCCGCCTTCATCACCCCACCACCGGAGAACGACAACATGATCGAGGAAAAAAGCAAGGCGCTGAAGATACTGGAATTCCTGGAACAGAACCCTAAATCATCCGCCGCCGTGATTATGAAGGCCACCGGCGTGCTGAGCGTAGATAGCTATATTCCCAGCTACCTGCAAGGCGGCGAGGTCATCAAGGAAAGACCGGAAGGTAGCACAAAATTTGTGTGGTCGCTCAAGCCCGGCATGAGCGCGCAGCAGATATACGATGCCCATCGCAAGGGGCGCAGCGGCAGGATCAAGCCAGCTGCCCAGCCGCTATCGAATGGCATAGTGAAAGATGTTGCCCTGAAAGTATCACAAGAAAACCTCCTTCGACAAAGCTCAGGAACCATACAGGTGCAGCCGCTCGTTGCTGTTGACCCAGCAAAATGCTACGGCGCGTTCAGGGCAGCCTACACCAGCGACGGCACGCTGATGCTGTTCGGCGTCGCCTGGCAACCGATTGAACTGAGCCGGGACGATACGGAAGCGCTGTTCGACTTCATCGGCCCGCAGCTCAATCTGGTCGAATAAATGTTTAATCCCGCCCTGCTAAACCAGCTGATGGCTGCGCCAAAAACCTTGCAGCAGGACATCATCGACAACCTGGCCGAGGCTGAAAAGCCGCTGGACAACACAGAACTGCTGCACCTGACCAAGACCTGGGCGACTGCGCGCGACATCACGATTGAGCTGCAGCACATGAAGCGGCGCGGGCAGGTGGAAATAGACAGCTTCGTGCCGGGCACCTACCCTGCGCGCGGCCTGTGGCGGCTCACCGAAAAAGGCAGGGCTTTGGTTTCAGGGCAGGTTGAAGCGACAGTATGAGCAACGACCGCAAGTTCGCCCTGCAGGTGAATGACGCCGGCGGCTGGCGCAATGTGCTGCAGGCCACCGCCGAGCAGATACACGATATCGAGCACCATGTGGCCATGATCGCCATGGTCATGGGCACGCGCTGCAAGTGGCGCATCATCGACCCCGCGCTGGGTGACGTGTTTGGTTATTGCAACGCGCCGGACTTCATCTGGAAGCCGCCGCCATGGAAAACACAATGACCGCCCTCGTCATCTTCGCCAGCACCTTCATCCTGGTATTCGCGCTCGGCTTCCAGAGCCTGAACGTCAACAACGGCCACTATAAAGCAGCATTCCTCACCAGCTTCGCCATCGCAGTCAGCAACCTGGTGCTGTTCAAGACCGTGCCGCAGGCGGACTGGATCGAGATCCTCGCCTATCTTACCGCCGGCCCGCTGGCCATCGTGGCCAGCATGGCCTGCCATCGCAAGTGGATGAAATCCAGTGATTAGACGCTTTTTTGCACGATTGATGATTTTTCACCGCTATGCGGAGGATCTCAATCGTCGTGCCGAGGTGGAGGCAGTTCTGCTAAATGTGGCCACCGGAAAACGGCAGGCACTCACGACAGAGGAATGCAGGAAATTAGCAGGCAAGTTAGGCATACCCAGCAGTTATCAACCACGAAAGGGAACACCATGAACGCACCATTAGTTAAAGCCATCAGACCCGCCATCGGCAGCCCATTCGAGGGCGGCTTTTACGCCGGCGACTTCCGTATCGGCGAGCAGCAATTCGCGCTGATCGTATCTCCCAAGGCAGAAGGTGACCACGACGCCATCGCCTGGAACGATTCATACAAGAAGGTAGAAGGCGCGCTGACTTACAACGACGGCTTGGTCAATACCGACGCCATGGCCGCTGCCGGCAGCAAGCTGGCCAAGTGGGCGCGTGGTCTGCGCATCGAAGGCCACGATGACTGGTATATCCCGTCCCAGGACGAGCTGGAGATCATCTACCGCAGCCTCAAGCCTACCAATGCCGAGAACTATCTCTATGCGCGCGCGGGCATCAACGCATCGGCCATACCACCCACTTACCCCTACACCGCAGATCTGCCGGCACAAACCAATGCTGAGCTGTTTCAAAAAGGCGGCCCGGAAGCGCTTGAAGAATCGTGGTACTGGACGTCCACGCAGCACGCCTCCAGCGAGAGGTATGCCTGGGTGCAGGACTTCGGCGGTGGCGGTCAGGACTACTACCACAAGGACGACGGATGTCGTGCCCGTGCTGTCCGCAGATTGCCTCTTTAATCATTCAGTAATTTAATTATTTTTTTAGGAGCCCGTAATGAGCAAAACACTAACACTCGAAAGCGTCCAGGCCGAGCAGAAAAAGCTCGACGCAATGATCGCGCAACTTGTAGCACAGGCAAAAACTGAATTTGCCTTTCCTGAAACCGAGATCCAATTAAGCCATGGCGAACATTACGCCGGCCTGATCCTTGGCAAGAATGGCGAGTCCAGTTACCACCTGGTGCTATTACCTGACGAGGCAGAGGACGTGAATTGGAAAGATGCGGGCACATGGGCGAAGAAAGCGGGTGGCGAGCTGCCGACGCGCCGTGAGCAATCCCTGCTGTTTGCCAACCTCAAGGAAGAATTTTCAGAGAACTGGTATTGGTCGCAAGAGCAGCGCGCCTCCAGCGAGAGCTATGCCTGGATGCAGTACTTCGGCAATGGCAGTCAGCTCAGCCGCCGCAAGGGCAGCGAGTATCGTGCCCGTGCTGTCCGCAGATTGCCAATTGAGTAATTTAGTTATTTAGCTTTTATTCAGCATGGCTATCCATACCACATTGCCGATTTACAAGGCGGCCTACGGCCTCCTCAGCATCATCACAGACTTGACGAAGAATATGCCGCGAGAATTCAAGGCGTCCATCGGCGGCAAGTTGCGTGACGAGTGCGTGGAGATCGTGGTGCTCGTCTTCCGTGCCAATGTCTCGCGCAATAAGGCGCCCCACCTGCTTGACCTGGTCGAGCGTGTGGAAGTAGCGAACCTGCTGCTGCGCCTTGCCTGTGACAAGAAACTGATCTCACTGGCCTGGTATTCAAAGGCTATCGAGATCACCGGCAGCATCGGCAAGCAAGCCAATGGATGGCGCTTCGCAAACGCGCCCGCTTCATGATGGTCAAGGCCACCACGACTGTGCGCAAATTTAATCTGGTTTTGCCGCTGGCCAGTAAAGCCACCGCCATGCGCGATAAGGATACCGCTGATGAATGATCAGGCCGCGTCCGGCGCAGTCACCCTGCTGAGCACTCGGCCGGGCGACGTAGATAGCAAAATGGTAAGCAGCACGCCTCCAACGAGAGCTATGCCTGGATGCAGAACTTCGGCAATGGCAATCAGAACAACAACCACAAGGACAACGAATATCGTGCCCGTGCTGTCCGCAGATTACTCCGCACGCCACCATGCTGATTTTTCTTTCTACGAGCTGGTAAAGGCCTATTTCGACTGCAGGCGCACCAAGCGCAACACCGCAAGCGCCCTGGCCTTCGAGCTGGATCTCGAACGCAACCTGTACGCGCTCTATGAAGAGCTGAAAGAAGGCAGTTACAAGCCCGGGCCTTCCATCTGTTTCATCATCACGCGGCCAAAGGTGCGCGAAGTATGGGCTGCCCAGTTCCGTGACCGCATCGTCCACCACCTGCTATACAACCACATAGCGCCCAGGTTCTATGCCTCGTTCATTGCCGACAGCTGCGCCTGCATACCGGGGCGTGGCACGCTCTATGCCGCCATGCGGCTGGAGTCCAAGGTGCGTAGCATCACGCAGAACTGGAGCCGGCCTGTCTGGTATCTGAAGCTGGATCTCGCCAACTTCTTTGTCGCCATCGATAAACGCGTGGTGTTTGAGCAGGTCGCAGCCAAGGTGACCGAGCCGTGGTGGCTGCAGCTCGCCGGGCTGATCCTGTTCCATGATCCACGCCTCGATTATGAATACTTAGGACATGCCGGCTCGCTGAACCTGGTGCCGATGCACAAGCGGCTCACCAGCCAGCCGCCGCACCTTGGCCTGCCGATCGGTAACCTGTCCTCGCAATTCTTTGCCAACATCTACCTGGACGCGCTCGACCAGCACATCAAGCACCGCATCAAGGCCAGGCACTATATCCGCTATGTCGATGACATGGTGCTGCTGCACAAATCACCACAATGGCTGGGTGCCGCGCTGGCAGACATTACCGCCTTCCTTCCTGCGCAGTTAGGCGCCGAGCTCAACCCACGCAAAACGATATTACAGCCCATAGCACGCGGCGTTGACTTCGTTGGCCAGGTCATCAAACCTTGGCGCCGCGTCACACGCAAGCGCACGGTGAGCGAGGCAATACGCAAAGTCAGAACCACGCCGGCAGAGGAACTGCTATCGGTGGCCAACAGCTACTTTGGCCTGCTGCGCCAGGCAAGCCACAGCCATCACGACCGCACCAGGCTAGCCAATGCCGTGCGCGATCGTGGCCACACCGTCGACCGGACATTTACGAAGACTTACAGGAGGGCGACGTGAGCCTGCGCACCATTCAAGAGGTTTCCGAAGAACTGGCCATATCACCGGCAACAGTGAGGAGACTTGTATCATCCGGAAAATTAAAGTATGTTCGCATCGGTAAGCTCATGCGATTTAACGAGGTGGATATATGCCAGTACATAAAAGAGGCGACCATTACCACATCCGCTTGCAAGTCAACGGCCAGCGAATTTCCCAAGCTTGCAAAGGTGCTACCTATGAGCAGGCCAAGGCTCTCGAAGCAAAAGTTAGACAGGATATTATCGCAGAGACCCTTGGCCAGAACGTCTACACGATAGAAGACGCCATGGCCAGGTGGCTGGAAGGCGAAGCGGTAAGGCTCAAAAGCTACGTCAAGATCCTGCAAACCGTTACAATCATCCGCGAACACCTGATCGACACCCCGATTTTGAAAGCCGCTGACGCAGCGCAGCGGATCCGTGAGGCATACGCTCACCTTGACCCAGCAACGGTCAACCGGCGGCTGGCTATATTACGCAGGGTAGTCAATCTCTCATGGGAGTGGGGCTGGATAAAGGCGCCCATCAAAATAAAGCTCAATGGTGGCGAAACATCACGGCACACCTACCTGACTATCCCCCAGGTGATAAAGCTGGCCAAGCACGCAAGGCGCTCCAAATGGCACGTCATCTTTGCGGCCTTCAGTGGCATGCGCGAGAACGAGATCCTTTCCATGGATCCGGGCGACGTATTTGAAGGAGCCGCGTCACTGACTGATACAAAAAACGGAAAACCGCGCCTGGTCCCATTAAATGCACCGGCCCAATGCGCTGCGGATCGGATGGATTTCACTCTACCCTATCACATATTGAGGCGGGACTTTGAGCACGCAAGGAAGGTGTGCGAGATGGAGGGCGTGCGCTTTCATGATCTACGACACACCGCAGCCTCGTTTATGGTCAAGGGTGGTGCCAGCATGGTGGCCATACGCGACGTTCTCGGCCACTGCAATGTCAGCGTCACTTCTAGGTATTCACACCTGGCACTCGAAGACATGAGAAAAGCTGTGGATAAAATGACCAATGGCACAAAAACGGCACAAAACAAAACTCGCCCAAGACTGCAATCGGTCTAGGAGTGGTGCCCGGGGCCGGAATCGAACCGGCACGACCGATTAAAGTCGAGGGATTTTAAGTCCCTTGTGTCTACCAATTTCACCACCCGGGCGGATGGGTTTTGAAAAACTACTGTGGGATAGTCTGCGTGCAATCACTAAATCGCGGGGCGTATTCTATCACTTGGCTATGGAATTAGCACATGGGGGGTTGGCGCTTCGCTGTAGCTTTGACAGCGATTGGTTGCGCTGAATTTAAGAGGCGCTGCGCTTCCAATGAAATGCAGTCGCTTAAGGCTGCCAAAATTGCATTGATGGCAAAAATCAAGCTGACATTCCAAAGTATCTTGAATTAACTCTATGGAAGAAAATGAGCCAGACCCAGTTTATGGGCGGGCAAAACTGCTGCTGCCGTCAACGACCCGTGGCGCAGGCGAATCGCCCGCGCCACAAAAACCTAGAGGCTCTGTGGCCGGCCTACGCCAAAGCCCTGGACCCCATCCAGCCGCAAGCTGGTCAGCAGGCTCCACTCATCCTCGGTCTCGACAGATACGGCATAGACTTTGATATCCAGCCCATGGGCCACCTTGGTGACCGACTCGATAAAGAACTGATTGTCCCTGTTTTCCAGAATGCCGCGCACGTAACTACCGTCCACCTTGATGTAACCAAGCTTGAGCTTGCTCAGATAACCAAAGGATGAGAAGCCGCGACCGAAGTGGTCGAGACCGACGCGGGTGCCATACACGGATAGCCTGGCGATGAATTCGCTCAGCGCATCGATATTCTCGATGACACCATACTCGGGGATCTCGATCAGCAACCTCGAGGCCGCATCCGGGACTTTCGCCAGACTGGCGCACAGCCAGTCAATGAACTCCTTGTTCTGCAAACCAGCCGGGAATATATTGACTGCTATCGGCATATTTCCGTAGCGCTTGCTGACCAGCCGTGCAAGCACTTCGGTGATCATCGCCATGTCGAAATCCGCGGACAAGCCATGACGCTTGGCCATCTGGGTATAAACCACAGCGGGAACCACTTCGCCCTTTTTATCCGTCAGCCGCATAAGAGATTCATAGTGCAGAACTATATTGTGGTCGGGATCGGTAGCATCCTTGAGTGGCTGCAACAGCACAGATAACCGATTGCTGTGCAATGCCTCGCGCAAGATTTCGCCCCATTGTGTCGATGTATTCGTGGCATTCGCACCCGATTTTCCGGGGTCAATCAGATGCATCGTGTTCGGGCCTTCCTGCTGGGCCGTGCGCAGTGCCAGGTCGGCGGCAGACAGCACCTCGCTATAGGTCTGCCCGCTAAATAACGCAATGCCAATATGACCGGCTTCTTCGGTATCGATCAGCCCGC